TCTAGACGATCTTAAAGCAGAATTTGATGCGTTGATGTCTGACGAAGGCGGCGATGACATGGGCATGGACGACATGGGCATGGACGACATGGGCGGCGATGACATGGGCATGGACGACATGGGCGGTGATGACATGGGCAACGATGCTATGGTTCGTGAATATGTTGAAAAAGTATCCGACGGTCACGGCGTTGAGAAAAAAGGCGCAGGCGAAGGTCATGAAATTGGTAAAGGCGGCAGCGCACCAGTTAACAAGCAAAGCATTGTAGCCAAGCCAAACAAAATGGGCGGAACAGCTAGTAACATCGTCAAAGGTGGTACAGAGTCTGCACCAGATGGACAGCGTCCAACAGGCAAAGCAGGTGGTTTCTTGAAGAACCCACAAGAGATTGATGTTGCCAAGCGCAATGTAAACAAGCCAGGTGGCAACAAAGGCGCACAAAACTATTTCAGTAAGAAAGAAACATCTTATGAAAAAGCCAAAGGCGCAGAAGGTCAAACCACTGACGGCAAGCTACCAGTAAACCCTAAGAGTTTATCTGGCGGTAAAGTTCGTTAATTGAGACTGTAATGGCAACATACCTAAAAGAAAGTATTACCTTTGATCATGCCAAGATGGAAGTCCTCTTTGAGGACAACAAGTCTGGCTCTGGTAAAGATCTTTACATGAAGGGTATATTCATTGAGGGCGGGGTAGAAAATCACAACAAGAGAGTCTACCCTGTTCAAGAGATAGGACGTGCCGTTTCTACAATCAATAAACAGATCAAAGAGGGCCACAGTGTCCTTGGGGAACTCGACCACCCCGACGATTTAAAGATTAATCTTGACCGTGTTACTCACATGATTGAACAAATGTGGATGGACGGCCCTTGTGGCCACGGCAAGCTAAAAGTTCTACCAACACCAATGGGACAAATTGTCCGCACCATGTTAGAAAGTGGTGTCAAGTTGGGTGTTTCAAGCCGCGGTAGCGGTAACGTTAACGAAGGATCTGGGCACGTCAGCGACTTCGAGATAGTCACGGTTGACATTGTAGCGCAACCTAGCGCACCGCATGCATACCCAACAGCCATTTACGAAGGGCTGATGAATATGCGACACGGGCACAGGGCGTTGGATATGGCTCGTGATGTTCAAGGCGATCAAAAAGTGCAAAAGTATTTGAAAGAGCAGGTAACTCGCTTGATCAAAGACTTAAAATTATAAGGGGAACAGCTATGTTTGATGCTATCAAACCATTGCTAGACAACGGTATCATAAACGAGGACACTCGCAATGCTATTAATGAAGCCTGGGAAACCAAGCTAAGTGAAGCTCGCGATCAAATTCGTGCAGAATTGCGCGAAGAAATGTCTAGTCGTTATGAGCACGATAAAAAGCTAATGGTCGAGGCCCTAGACAAAATGGTCACTGAAAGTCTCACTGCCGAAATTGAAGAATTCGTCGTTGAGAAAAAAGCTGTCGTGGAAGATCGTGTGCGAGTAAAAGAGCACATGATGGAAAGTGCTGGGCGATTTGACAATTTCATGGTTAATAAATTAGCCGAAGAAGTTAGAGAATTGCACAAGGATCGTCAAATTCAGAAAGAAAATTATCAGCGTCTTGAGCGTTTTATCGTTCGTGCGTTGGCAGAAGAAATCAAAGAATTTGCACAAGATAAGCAAGCTGTAGTTGAAACTAAAGTTCGTTTGGTTGCCGAAGCCAAAAAGAAATTAAACGAATTACAAACTCGCTTTATTGCCAACAGCGCACGACTAGTTAAAGAATCAGTTTCCACCAAACTAGGTGCTGAATTAACACAACTCAAAGAAGACATCCAAATTGCTCGAGAGAACATGTTTGGTCGTCGTATATTCGAAGCGTTTGCTGGTGAATTTTCGTTGACTCACCTCAATGAAAACCGCGAGCTACACAAATTAAAACAAGTAATTGATCAACAACAAGCTAAACTAATTGAGGCCACAAAAGCCAAAGTAGAAGCTAAACAACTTGCAGAGTCAAAGGACCGCGAGATTCGTGTGATCAAAGAGAGTATCGACCGCAAGGACGTGGTAAACGGCTTGTTGAATACTCTAAACAAAGAAAAGCAAGCGGTTATGCGTGAGCTGCTCGAGAATGTTCAGACTGAAAAATTAAAGTCTGCGTTCGATAAATATCTACCAGCAGTGCTGACTAATGGTTCAGCTGCAAAAGACAAACCAGTCTTAGCAGAAAGTCGTAGTGAAGTTACTGGAGATAAAGCTGCTGCAAAAGGCACAGGACATAATGTTGATACCAACGTTATTGAACTTCGCCGTCTAGCAGGGTTGAGATAATTATAGTTAAACCTTAAAGGAAAGAAAATGACACAAGAACTATTAGAAAGCCGTTGGGGCGAGACTAAAGATGCCCTGCTTGAAGGCCTACAAGGTACCAAGCGCACTTCGATGAGCGTGATCCTTGAAAACACTCGCAAAAACTTGATGGAAACAGCAACTGCTGGTGCTACCACTTCTGGTAACATGGCAACACTTAACCGTGTTATTCTGCCAGTTATTCGTCGCGTTATGCCTACAGTTATTGCTAACGAAATCGTTGGTGTTCAGCCAATGACAGGACCTGTTGCACAGATCCACACTCTACGTGTTCGTTATGCTGACAATGCTGTTGCAACTACTGCTGCTGACGGCGCAACCGCTGGCGATGAAGCATTGAGCCCATTCCGTATTGCTACTGCATACTCTGGTAATTTAGGAACCAGCCGCGCTGATTCCACTTCTACACTAGAAGGTGTACCAGGTCGTCGTATCAACGTCCAAATCTTGAAGCAAGTTGTCGAAGCTAAAACTCGTAAACTAAGCGCACGTTGGACATTTGAAGCTGCTCAAGACGCACAAGCCATGCACGGTTTGGACGTTGAAGCAGAAATCATGGCTGCTTTGGCACAAGAAATCACAGTTGAAATCGACCAAGAAGTTCTAGCTTCTTTACGTGCTCTATCTGCAACAGAAGCAACATACAACCAAGCTGCTGTATCTGGTACTGCTACATTCGTTGGTGACGAACACGCTGCTCTAGCTGTTCAGATCAACCGTGTTGCTAACTTGATCGCTCAGCGTACCCGTCGTGGTGCTGCTAACTGGGCCGTTGTAAGCCCAACAGCATTGACAGTATTGCAATCTGCTACTACAAGCGCATTTGCTCGTACAACAGAAGGTACATTCGAAGCTCCTACAAACACCAAGTTTGTTGGTACATTGAACGGTGCTATGAAAGTGTACGTTGACAGCTATGCCAGCGACACACAAGCTGTTCTAGTTGGTTACAAAGGTTCGTCTGAGGCCGATGCCGCAGCGTTCTATTGCCCATATGTTCCGTTGATGAGCTCTGGCGTTGTACTAGACCCAGCAACATTCGAACCAGTCGTAGGCTTTATGACTCGTTACGGTTATGTTGAATTGACAAACACTGCATCGTCTCTAGGTAATGCTGGTGACTATGTTGGTGAAATTGCAATGCAAAACTTGAGCTTCCAATAATATTGGAACACAAGAATAAAAAAGCGCCGAAAGGCGCTTTTTTGTTGGATACAAAGATAAATATATTGTTCGCTCGAAAGAGAGTTTATGCGGTCCCCGCCGCGTAGGCCTAGAACGCCAACATAAGGAGAAAACAAATGGGAAGACCTCTAAACAAAAAATATTTTGGTAACCGTAATATCGGTACCACAGGCACCGGCGATGATAACCTGGGTGGAGAAGGTGTAGGTAGTGTAACAATCGATGCATCGGGTGGCTACACATCTGGATTACCAACAGCAACATTCAGTGTACCAGACTTAGGTGGTGTCGGTGGTGTACGTGCTACTGGTATTGTTCATGGTAATGGATTATCAGCCGCTACTACAACTAACGGTACAGGATATCAAGTAGGCGATGTATTAACTGTAGTAGGTGGCACAAGAACTTCAGCCGCAACTTTTCCAGTTGCCAGAATTGTAGGTCTTGGTACACCTGGTATCACTGACGGTGGTACATTATACGATGTAACAGATGTAAACGTTGGCGACCTAGTTACATTTACTCACGCTAATTTTCCAGTAACTCCATTAATAGTTCGTATTACCGCAGTTACTGGTAGCACTGCTACTGCCATTGCAGTTGAACAGCAGGGTATTTGGACAGGTACAGGAGCATTTCCAACAAGCATGGCCGACGGTGTCAACGGTTTCACTGCTACAACAACAGCAAGAAGCGGTGGCGATGATAACGGTAATGGTCTAATATTAAGCTTCACCGGTTCAAACTGGGGCTTATACTCATTTGGTACAGTTGCAGTTCAAGGTGATTATACTGTAGCGGCAACTAACCCAGTTAGCTTTACTGGTGGTACTGGTACAGGCGCTGCCGCAACTATCAATTTTGGTGTTAGTGGTATTGAAATTACAGAAAAAGGTTCTGGTTATATATCAGTGTCTGATGCGGCTATTACATTCGGTACTGTTGCCGACGGCGGCGCTGCCGCTACTCCGGTATTAACAACTGAAAACGGCACTCTATACAGTGCAGGTAATCAAGAGAATGCTATTGTTCCTTACGCAAAAACTACTTCAGGTGGTACAAGTAAAGTGGCAGATATTATTCGCCAAGCTAGTGCTACTCGCTTCCAGGTCAGAACAGCAGATGGAACAGCAGTTTGTGCGCTAAAAGCTAGTGCAGTTTCTGCACAAGGCGAAATGACTATCACAGCAACTGACAGTGATGGTGGCACATATTTTGTTACTAAAATTGGTAACGGAAAAGCAACTATTGCACAAGACACCGGAACTCAGTTTGCTGATGGCGCAAGCGTAAAGTGGGTACTTGGTTCAGCACAACAAGGTTATTCTGTCAAGTTAAGCAATGCTTAATTAACAAAAGAAACTTTGGTATCAATACCAACACAGAGTAATTTTTACTTCGATAGCAAATAGCACCTTCGGGTGCTATTTTTTTAGATGATAAATATCTAATAATAGGATTTGTATATGGCAACGGTTGACCGTGTATCTGGTGATTGGTTTTTAAGAAGCCTTGGCGGAAATATTTATATTGATGCAGCAGGCGGAACCGGCACAACCAGCATTTTTGGTAATCTTGTTGTCATAGGTAGACAAACAAATATTGGATCAATTGAAACACTGATCAGTGATAATATCATCACGCTGTCGGCCAATGTTACATCGGGCGATCCAGTGCTCAATGCTGGTATTGAAGTCAGACGTGGCAATCAACCCACCGTCGGTGTACGATGGAACGAAGAAGTAGATAGGTGGCAAATAACCACAGATGGTTCATTTTGGGGCAATCTAATGGTTCGGGTCAAAGATGATCCTGATCCACACCTGGGCGGAAATTTATATGTTGATGGGTACGAAATTAGATCTGATGCCAATGTCAACATTGTGTTTCATCCTGGATTCTCGGCCAACTCAACTCCCAATGCAGGAATTGAGATAAAGCAAATCAACAATAATCTAGTACCAGTTAGCGGTGCAACAGTGTTATCAGCACGCTCGCCTGGCAACGGGCACGCTGGATTATATGTTACAAATACAAAATCAAACAACCAAGAGTTGATCACCAAGCACAAAGCAGTGGTATATTCTTTGGTTTTATAATAGGACAAAAATGGCATTCACTAGCACAATACTTGATGTTGCACCTACAAGCGTTTTTACCAGCAATGGTAACACTGCAATCACGACTATGTATATCTGCAACACTGGCGACATAGAAGTTCAATTTAGTATATATGCAGTTCCTAATGGTCAAACTTCAACCAGCGACCGAGCAATTTATTACAAAGTACCATTGACATCACATGACACATACGTAATAGACACAGAAAAATTGATACTGGAACATGGCGATGCATTGTATGCAGATGTTTTAGATCCGTTTTCAGTGCGTACTGTGGCGTTGATGGAAACAGCATGGCAATCCAATCCTGGAACAATTACAACATTGCATTGGTCGTCAGATTTGTCACAATACATGATTGGTGGCGAAAATGGAAAGTTGGCCACTAGTCCAACAGCAGAAAGTTGGACTTATCAATCAGGTCTGACAGACATAGGATGGGCTGCTAACATTGCTGTTAATGCAATTACTCGAATCCCTGGAGGAAAATATATTGCAGTCGGTAACAGTGGACACATGGCCATTTCGGACAACGGTGTTGTTTGGGCCAATTTAAACGCAATTGCGTTGACGTCATGGGGACTGTCTAACATCAATGACATTACCAACAATGGATCTATATACATGATGGTGGGCGACGATTCATTGGTTGCATCAAGTATAGATGGTATAAATTGGACAGTGCATCCTGGATTAACTGGCTTGGCCTGGGGAACAGCTCATGTGTATTCTGTTATCTGGGATGGTGTACAGTTTGCGCTTGGTGGCGAGGGTGGTAGGATTGCATTTACCATCGATGGTACCTTGTTTGTTTATAAAAATAGTTTGAGAAATAATTTGGCCTGGGGAGCAAATACCAGACTGACATCATTGATATATTCTGGATATCCTGACGTTGGGTATCTGGCCTTGTCAATTGACAACAACAAATCGGCCTGGAGTCTCAACGGCACCACCTGGGCATATGACGCAACCTTGGCAGCACTAGGGAGTAACACATCTCCGGGTATCAGCGGAGTTACGTATCAACCTGGATATGGATTTTATGCAATCGGATTGAACTCAGAAATTTACAACTACGATGCTGGCAGAACATGGTACAAAAATATTTCGTTGTCTACACCGCCTTGGAACGGTATAGCTGGAACAGATATACTGTGGAACCCATTCAGAGCCGAATTCTTGGTTGCTGGTGTTAATTCAAGACTGGCAACCAGTAGGGATGTAGACCAGTGGACATACAGAACAGATTATATTTCTTCAAATCTTGCTCTACCTAATGTGGTTGTTACAGTATCCAGCATTGGTATATAATCATGGGCAGACTTGTAAAAAACAAAGAATTAAAGTCTGGCAGTTACAGCACTCGATTGCCAATGGGCAGCAATGCAGTTGGGCCAAATGCACCAGTCGATGGGTTGATACGATTCAACATTGATCGTAATGAAATGGAATTGTATTCAAGTCGACGCTGGAAAACAGTTAAAGTTGTCCTTGAATCAGAAAAAGCAACAGCCAAGGATACATTCTACGGCGATGGTACTACAAGAAATTTTGGTCCTCTTAGATTTGTATATCCAACAGGACAAGAAATTAAGATTTTGGTATTTGTGGGAAACGTTTTTCAAAATCCCGGAGTTGCATATATTGTTGACGATGACAGTATACTGTTTTCTAGTGCTCCGCCAGATGGCCAAACAATTGTAATATTACACGGATTCGCAGGATAAGCACATGACAATAGGACGCATATCTGGACCAATGCTGGTTCCAAATCTGGAACGCCAAGGCATTAATTTATCGTTTGATGGAAATCTTGTTTATTTAGATGTAACACAACGGCGTGTTGGTATCAACACTTCTACACCCACCGTTGAATTGGATGTTGTTGGGTCTGCCAATATAAGTTTACATGCCAACTTGGGTGGTAATTTATATGTAGGCGGCGGCAACGTGACAGTTGGATCATTGTACAGCTTGCCAACCACTGCACCAGCTGGTCCTGGGCAAACAATCTATTCAATTGGTCTTGACAGTTTGGAAACTGTGTGGGGACCAGGAGACCCTGAAGGGGCAATTCGTAGAAGAAAATTTGAAAAGTCATATGACGGTTTGCTGGGCTACGGCTATCTTGATTTTGAATTGAATTTAGGTATCAGCGTGATAGTGTACGGGATAACAGTCAGTAGGCCAGTCAAGATTGAAGTATTTGGAACTCCTGACAGAGGAGAACCCAACCCTTACACATTTATTGCAACACCTGATCATTTGCACGACGACGGTACAGTAGTATTGAATGACGGCAGCAGTTTCCAAAGCAGGCAGTACAGCATATTTGCCAATTTGGAAGAACCACCCAAACCCAATGTGTATGTCAGAATGAGCAGTCTTAGTTCGTATTTGGCAGCAACACCTGTTACATTGACTCTTTATTATTATCCTGGTGTGACAGACAGTCGTCCTGGAATGGAAATGTTGGAATACCTGCCATCTGTGGCATACGAAGGCAAAACAGTGTTTCTTAGCACAACTAACAGATTGTATATATTCTCTCAGGGAAGTTGGGTCTCTATATAAAATTACGCATAAACTAATAGGAAACAAATTGATAAATAACTTTATATTTAAACAACACTTGGACATAGCGTCTGGGGCAGGAGAAAAATAAAATGGCAATCAGTACAATTTATGAGGTTTCAAAACCCACATATCAATTTTACTCTGTTGAAAGATCGGGATACACAAATGTAGGTACGTTGGTTACGGATACAGTTACCGACATGACAACCCAGGGTGAATTTTCATTCAAATCAGCAAAATTAACAGATGTCAACAACTTTGTATTGACTACTCCAGAGTGGCCAATAGTGGAAAGAATGATAGAAATACTTGACCCTGGTATTGGTTACAGGATTGGTAATGTATTGGAATTGAAATTACCAATTGGCTCAAATATTAAATTAACTGTTTCTAATGTGGTAACACGAACAGGTGCTATAAGTAATGTTGCAGTTACCTGGCCAGGTAACTACGAAGCCAATGTTATTACTAGCAATTCTGCTAATAGGATAGCATCATATGCAATAGATTATACACCTGTTAATAAAAACGTAATTGTTGCCAACACTGTACCGTCGTCGACTACAGGCCATATAATACTAGGCAACGTTACAAACAGTGTAGGTACTCCTACTCCTATTCCGAGCCCAGCTAGCGGTGTTGACCCTACTCAATGGAACATGGACTATGGTACTGGAGGATCGGGCGGTGCCCTAGGTACCAGGTGGCCAGCTACCGGTATATGGTTTCAAGCAAATATTGTCACTGGAGCATTTACACAAAGAATATTCAACGGCCAATTGGTAGAATTGGATGTAGAAAAAATCAACAGTGCTAATAGTGTTATACCCGCTGGCACCACTGTGGTTAGTGTAGTTCCAATGAAATTCATTAAGGGGACCGAAGGAGTACCGTTCAGTCCCGGTAGTTACAGAGAAGCTCTAGGTGATGGCACTTATATAATCTTAAGTAATGCTGTTACTCTGAAAAGAGGGGACAATGTAATATTTAAAGGCACCGGTGCATCCTTTACAAACAACAAAACTCAATCACCAAAAGCATGGCAAGTGACAGTTGAAGCCAATGGGGCAGTTGATCCTCTCAATGATCCATTGGGTGTAGTTGGCGATATACGAGTGTCGGGTACAAATTCTAAATATATAGAGATAACTAGCATCAGCAATGCTGGTAACGGCGTGCGTTATCGCCCGCGCATACATGAAGGGCAGTCAATAACAAGCACAGTGCAAAACGGCAGTATTGGTCCGGGCGATTCTGTTTATGTTTCAGCAATCACCATGGACAACACTGGAACTATTGCGAATATTGAAATGAGCAGACCGTTGAGTAGTTTTACTGCTGGCGAAACATTGCAATTTAAATTTGATCAATTGCAACCATGGCGAATGGCATTTGATATTAAAGAAAATAAAACCAAACCCGAAGCTGGTCCACAGTCAGTGGTGGTATATGCTGCAACTGAATTACAACTTCAAGACAATGGAAACATTGCTAATATATATCTTGCAGCCTCTACTGGTACAGCTTTTACGTTGACAGACCGTTCGGGCATTTTAGGTTCGTTGCCAACAGGAACAGCAGCTTCGCCAAACGTAGCAGATCCAACACAAGGTTTTATAAATCGTGAAGCCAGAGTGCAAACTGATCCCGAAGCGTATCCGTTTAATTATGCATTGACCATGACTGACCGCGGTGTTTTCTGGGGTGTATGGGAAGGCACATGGAGTACCATGCAAAAAACCAAGCGTATAGGTGCCGGCGGCGATAGCTTTTTTAATTGGGTTTTGATCCAACGTCCGGCCAATAGAAATACTGGAAAAGTTCTAACCAAAGGTCGTGCTCCTGTATTTTGTATTAATTCCGTTGGATACCAATATTGGAAATTTATTCTCAGAGAAGAAGATGTATTGCATCCAACCACAGGTGATCCTCAAAATACAAAGTTGTCATGGGTGTTTTCAAACTCTACGATTATATCGCAGTCGGTGCCGCATCGTGTTCCAGCTGATGCCAACACACAAGATAGTTTTGCAATATTGAATACAACCAATCAGGTTGCACTAACAGAAGACAGTAAGTATTTGGTTTCATTCTTGCACAATTTGTCTACACCTAGATTCAGATATTCTGAAGAATTGGATATGATTGGCCAAACATCTGCAGACGTTTGCATGGCTGGTACAGATATATCTATTACTGCATACAACGAAGCAGGCGCTAGGACATATAGAGCATTGCCGGCTAACAATCCTTACAACACAGGATTAAGAATATCTGTTCTTAAAGATATTCCGCAAGTAGAACCATAATTAGGAGTTTTTAAATGGCTTGTTATTCAGTTACAAAATTTGGCTTTACAACCGTTGATGCCATCCTGGCTGATATTTTGTCCGAAATTACCGGCACCAGCACTGGTAATTCAACACAATATTTTCAAACAGCATACGATTCTGCAGTAATGGGACTGCCCACTGCTGGATCGGCAAAAACCAGCAACGGTGGTGCAACGGCAAAATTTGTTCATATATTAAAAACAACAACCAACGTTGACCCATTGGCAAATGCAGCAGTAGTTGGTGCAAATACCTCATTGGCTGAACCAGGTTGGAGATTGTGTTTCCATCAAATTGACGATTACCGTCTGGCAGTGCATGCAGCGTCGTCGTTGCAATTAGACGATAACGGAGTTATTGCGCAACTAAATAACCGATCATCCAACGGTAACGTGACGTTACGAGAGCCAGCAGGTAACATAGGTAGCGATTGGGGCAATGCAACAGTGGTGGCCACTGCAAACATTGGTAATCTATCCACATCTGGAACTACTATTATTTCTGGTGGAATTGGGGTTTCGCCTGCAACAGCTGAATTTAATAGGATTTGGTTAAACAGGTATTCTAGTAAAAGTTCTGAATCGGCATATCCAATGTCGTATCAAATGACTCTGACAAACAGAGGAATATTTTTATCTATTTGGGAAGGTAGCCAGGAAGAAGTTCCGCAACGAACATTTGACAGCACCATTCCCAATCCTGACGGAACACAAGGAAATTCACCCTTGCGATGGTTCTTAATTCAGCGGTCAGTTGAGCGCACGACCGGACACGTAAGAGGCGGTTCAAAGCTTAGAGAAGACAGTAACCCTCGTGCAGAAACCAGCAGATGTCCTGTGTTTTGTGTAAGTGGTACTTCATCGCCACAGCAGTTTCAAAAATTTGTTGTTCGAGAAGTTGACATTCTTACACCAAGTACCAAAAGACCAGCAGCTTTTGACACTGAGGACAGTCCAGCGTTGTTGAATCCGTTCCCACAACAATCATTGACAGAAAGCGGAGAGTTTGTTGTTACATTTTTGAACAATCTTAGTACTCCACGTTATCGTTACGCTGATGAACTTGACATGTTGGGCACAGTTGGAGCTGAAGTAATAGGTGCAGGTACTGCTGTTTTAGTCAATGTATATGAAGAAACCTACAAAAGAGAATACACAGCCTTGTATTCAACAGAACGATTTGGTACTGGTATGCGATTGATGGTTTTAACCAGAATGGGTTATGACCCAAATGCAACAGATCAACAAAACCTACTTCAAAATATTCAAATTGAAAACAGCCACGTCAACTATCCTTGATCAAGGCAGAATCAGCGTTGACTATATTAAACTAATGGGACCGCAACATGTTCAGCAGTGTATCGGGCTGCGTCCCTAATAGTCGAATCAGGCTAAGTTTTGTTTCATTAATCAATCAAGATCTGGGTATCTCAGCAACAGACGTAATAGTCTATGTTGGTATTGCTCAGGTAATTACTCGTCCTGTACCATTGGCCGTTGGTGACATTGTTGAGATAGAACTCGACACACCACCAGGTTATTTGGGATATAAGTTTTACGAGTATACACTCAATGATATTCAACATTCATTTGCTGTAGTTAACCAAAACGACTATCGTCCAACACTTAAACCCAATGACGCTCCTAGGAAATGGTTTAATTATTTTCCTAGAGAAATACGTACAAGTTTTTATGATGCCAATAGTGATATAACCAGACCCCTGGGCCGCGGCATAAATTTTGTCAACATTGATGCAACTCATGTGGTGTTGGATCACACAAAAGAACAGGTGAATTTTTATTCTCCCAATAGAGAATTAGTCACAAGTGTTTACTTGCCGTCAGGACCAGTTGAGTACAAAAAATCTGGATATGTTGATTCAAACAACATATCTAGAGTTGAACTGTTTGTTATATGTAACGATAAAAAATTATATAGAATCAGATTTGACAATCAATTCAGTGAATCGTCTGAGTTTTTTCCTACTATAACTTTTATACGATCGTTGGAACTGATATGGTACGAAGCAGACTTGCCAACTGGCGAATCTTATATTGACAACAGACGAAATTCACTGAGATCAAAAATCAACCCGCCAATGACTGCACTTGATGTGTTTGGCGGGTTGATATGGGTAGCTGGGTACGATACTGTGTATGTACTCAATAAGAATTTTCAAACTCTAGCAACTGTACGAATAGGCACAGAAAGCATTGTGTCTATATCGTGTTTAACAGAAACTACTGCATATGCAATTACTCGAGAAGGAAAAATATATCAAGTAACTGCTGCAGGCAGCTTTACTATGTTTTACAATGCAGCCAGGCCACTGGGCGTTCCTGCAAGAGTTGACACATTTGGGCCCACTCCGGTCATTGTAGTACCTGATCCGCATCATCAACGACTGTTGAAAATAGTTGGTCCGGTTCCACCGGTGTTGGCAAATTCTGTTGCAACACCAGGTTATGCACCGGCCTATGCAAGAGTTTTTGATGACAATCTGTTGATCACATCATACGACAACAATAAAGTGTTAAAATACACAAGTTGGAGCGATCAAACTGTTTACGATTTTAGTGAAAAAGTCACAATAGCATCTTGGGTAAATCACACATTGTTGGCTGTGCATTATCTTAAAGATTATGTAACATTAGATTTAGCAGGAATAGAAAAAGTTATTCCTATAAACATTAGACCCGTCAAAGGGCCAGTGACACACATAGGAACTGAACCTGTCAAGTTAATAATGCTGGGGCAGGAAAGTATAATTTTGCATGGCGGACCAGGAGTTACCTGCTGGGTAAACGGAATCAAAGACGAACCAGCAAACACTGGAGACAATTTTAGTATAAGTTATAAAGCAGGTGGCTCGGGGTTGCATAGAGTATCATATATACTTGGTGACCAAGCATATGACATAGACATTGAAGCGGTCGGGGATGGAGAATATTTAAATTCTTACAAAGCTGGTGCGGTTGGAATCAATAGATTATCAACATTGTCAAATGTAACGTCTTTGCTATTACCAACAACAGGTAATGCTCAAACTGGAACAACACTGCTGAATTTGGGGTTGACCTGGAACTTTTTTGGTAATGCTTATACACAAGTCAATGTAAGCACCAATGGATTTATATCGTTTGGCAGCAGTATTCCAACAGGGCTGTTTACTACTGTTGGTGGATTAAACATTGATGCACTGTATGTGGAGCTCACTGACCTGTATCAAGGATTGGCATTAAACAACACTGACCCTAATAATATTACATTCTTTCCGCTGACCACTGGAGAACTTCCGGCAGTGAGCTATGAATCTGGGTCCAATTTGGGAGTTGGTTATGCCAGGATTCGATGGGCCGGAATAAAAGGAAATCCAGATCCCGCTGGTAATACAATCACAGCAAGAACATCATTGTCTAGTTCTGTTGATATACCAAGTGCAGTACCAGAATTCAGCAAAGCATCAACTGGTGATTATGTATCTGGTGCAGGTATTGTGTTGCCAACTAGAGTAGTTGGCAACTATTTGACTCCAATATTTGAATTTTTAATATACAAATTTTTATCAGGTAGTCGTGTAGCAGTTACCTCCTATAATTCTAATGTTTTGTCTGTGGCAAGATACAGTGCAGTTGATGGCGCTGTGTCATATGTGACATCAAAATCTCGTACTTTGAGTGTTGCACCAACTAGACCTGTAACCACTCAGACCAATCATTTGCTTGCTATTTTTGATAAAACTGCAATAATTGATGGAAAAATTGATTCCAGGGTGACCAATGATTGGTCAATTCGTATTCCCACGTTTGGGGCACAACCCAATTTTGTATACCAAACTGGTATAGCTTCTATTACAGAAACAACTGATACAATAACCTGCCTTGGCATATACACTGAGTTTGACGGCAACGGAAATATATCATTGGTAGATCCTCAAAGGATGTTTGTTTCTTCTTCGGATTTTGATTTGCTCTATGTTAATCAATATTTGATAGGCATACCCACAGGTGCTACGTTTGTAACAAACAAACAAATTATTGGAAATAGTTATGTTATTGGATCAAGTATTGTACATCTATTATCTTCTGGTGATACATTTACTATTGAAACAACCACTGTCACCACAGTAAGCAATATGCCAACTCTGGCAAATGATGGAGTTGAACTGAATAAACCGGTGTCGTTTGAATTTTCTACTCTGACATTGAGTACAATTTTTGGACTTGCATTAACCAACATAACAGTTCAAGGCGCATTCATTACCGTTGATACCCCGGTGTCGGTAGCATCGGGTACAACAATAACATTTAAAAGCGGAACCCCACCAGACGAGTTCATGTACGAAGTTGGATTTTATCAAAATAACAAATACCAATTTATTGAATATTTTTACGACAATACCTCACATTCTGCCACGTCGAATATTGGAATGTCCACAGCAGCAAGACCACTGGGTAAAAAAATTCTATTAAATACTGCACCTGCTGGCAGCAGTATTGTGTATTATAGTGAAATAGGTACAGGAATATTTAAACCACTGGGCTTAGGAAGTTTTGACTTCTATTTGTCGTTGGGCATTGTTGCGCCCAAGATCGCAAAAGGTGTAATCAAAAGCGACTACGATTACACAGTTGAATTTTATGTTGACCAAGACTTGACACCACAATCCAATGTGTACCTGGCAGCATCGTACGGGCAGTTGCACTTGAATGGTAGCAAATATACCATTGATAAACCTATCAAGAAAAACGATCTGATTCAATTGACAACTCCGTTTAATCGAGCATTGAGAGCAATTGCTCCTATATTGAGTCTTGGTACCAGTCAATTTCCTATCCCGATGATGGCCAGTGCTGCAATCAACACACTAACTCGTCACAATTTTCTATTTGACAATCTTATTACAAATGTTCTAGTGTCTGTAACACTAACAGTTCCGGCAAGTGACAACTATTATGTTCCCGATCTGTATAGATATGGACTTTCGTTATTTCCGGAGTTTGAATATATTGTTACCAGGGCAGGCAACAATATTACTCTTCAATCTGGAAATACTTACGATTTATTTGTAGGCGACCAATTGACTATCACTGGTATTCTGACATCTGCAGTGGCAGCAGACACCAGGGACATTGTATTGATTGGACAAAACAATGCCATCATTGCAACAGCCAAAACTTCAGGTCCGCAGTTGGTTGATCAATTGACATTTGATACATTGATACATCCTTACACTGACAATTATTATTATATTTTTAGTAATGTTGCTGCACCGTATGTTGAAGAACTAACAGGCTATGAAACAGCCAATATTGTATTAACTGCGGCGTCTGGTATCACAACAGCAAATCTTTATATTGGGGATGTACAGACTGATTTTGTGATCAATGGAACTCGACTTGGTAATTATGTTGCCAATGTTCCAATTGGGTCAAATATCTCAATACGCAGAAGTTTTATTGACTACTTTCAAAGCAATGTTGTAATTTATCAAGTTGAATTTGATTCAGCAGCTGATAGCAATATATATCTTCCAGTCGGTCAATGGAATGTTGACAACAAAATAATATCTGGCGGGGACCTTCTACAAAATAATATATCAACAGCCAAGTTAGACGCACAGTTTGCTAGTACATTTAACAGTTTTGATTTTGCATTAACACCTAACAATACTCTGCCTACCATGTTTGAGCTAGGTGAAATTCTGCCATTGGCAAGTCGACCTACTACTTTTGCGTCTGACAGAATTCTTGAAGAGTTTGTAAGAGTTGGCACATACAATCTTTTTGCAATATCGTCGCGAGTTGCTGGCAGCGATCTATCAGTATTACTAATAGATCGGATATATCAAAATTTCTTAGAACCTAACTATATCAAAATAAGTTCAATTACTCACCAATATGTTGATGCTGGTGCTTATAATTTGATAGATAGCATACGCGAAGACTCAATTGATTCGGCGACATTTTCTACTGGCAAAATTCAGGACAGCGTTTCCTCCAATCATACGGAATTATACATTTCTGAGATTAATGGAATAGTGGGGTACGGTTCTACTTTTTCATTGACTTCAATTGATTCGGACTTGCTGGCCAATTATTCAATATTGACAGTTGAAACTGCTGCTCGACTAATTGAGTTGTTTAGTTACATTGATACTAAATTTATTTTTATTCTTGAAGAAATTGTATCATTTGTTGAATCAAGTCTTGAAGAAGACATAGAGAATCTTTACACTTTTAATTTGATTGATCCACCTGAGGCAATGTCCGGCATTGTTGGAAATTATGGTGTGCTGGCTTCGCAAATTGCCAGCTGGGAGGAGTCTTTTAATTATTTGTCTACAGCAACACAAGCAGACCTTGAAAAGTTGATTCAAATTTTTAGCAGCAAACTTGAGTTTCTAATACTTGACAGGCATTCGGAATTTTCGTCGATTAATAATAGTCTGCATGAACAAATTGCTACAAGTTTTAAAAGCCGACATGAGTTATCTACCTTTGCAAAAATACAAGAAATAACTAATCGTATAAGATCATTACGGGAAAAACTTGTTAGCGAATTTCGATCAAATGTTCAAAGTTTGCACGAAGCTGACTATACATTTTTTAATTTTAGCAATACTCTGTTGATGGACCTGTCGAAAACTGAATTGGTGTTTACAATAGGGTCCGGGGAATTAAAACAAAGTTGGACAGATGTGCCGCAATTTGAATTTGATAAAATCTTTCCTCAAGTTGAACACTTTAATCCTATTGATGCAGAAAAAGATTACATCAATTTGATTATATCATCAGCCGATAGAGCAGAGTTACCGGAACGTTCAACTGAGTCACTGATACCGGTAACGACAACAACAGCAATGTTTACTGAATTAATGGCAGTTATGTTACCATTGGTAAAAGCATTTACAGTTCTGAATATTCCGTTTATCCCGCTGAGAGATCTTCCACCAGTGTACTTTATTCCTTTTGATCCGCTATTGAATCAGCCGTTACAAATACTGATTCCGTTGACTGTGATGTTGGATATAGTACCAGACCAACTTATTCCTTTTGATCCTGTGTTGTTCCAAGATATTATTTGGACCATGGAAGACTCTATTCCTAGCGTGGGCGCAGTTAGTACTTATATACATTACTGGGCAGATCAAGGGCAGTTTAATGACAAATGGAATTTGAGAGATTTCAATGCCAACAATTATACTCGAGCATACACGCCGTTGGTGTTGTATACCAAAGAATACATATACCAGCCTGGCGGCTTTTACAACGACAATGACGCCGAGGATGAGAAGGTTAAATACTACAATGCAGGGATATTACAAATTCCAGGAACTGATTTCTGGAATTACAGAATTTATTTCAAAGATCGCCACTTTTGTGTTCCTAGGAAAGGAAGAATATTCCCTGTCACATGGTATATACGCGGAGGCTAATTAGTGTTACTGGTACCCAATCATCGTGTCATTGTCCCGACTACAACCGATCTTGCTATAGAAGTAACCGGCGTAGCACATCAGCTGTCTGATCTTGTTTATGTTGAATTGTATGGCGACAGTATCATGTGCGGCAGTGATCCAGACCTAGAAGACGATCCCTGCGGTTGCAGCTCAAAAAATATAAAAGGTCGAGTTCCGCAACCTCCGGCTCGACTGATCGAAACGTTTTTACCACAGTATAAACTTGTTGTTACCTCTCGGTCGTCGGGTTTTAGTACTTCCGGTGAGCTATTAGATGGCAACGACGGAGTAAACGGACCGTGGCCCGATTATCAAGAAGCAAACGTTGTAGTAATCAATCATGGCATGAACGATGCTCGTTATGATGTGCCTGTAGCAGAGTACGAATCCAACTTGCGTGAACTTAGAGAAAAGTTGCCGGCAGGCACAGTCATGGTGTGGCAAACTCCAACTGTGGTCAGGGGCATCAACACAACTGAGTATGCAGAGGCCATGCGCCGTGTGGCCACCGATTACCAAGATATAATTGCAGATGCTCACAAAATAAGCAGATGGTTAGGCGAATTGCCCGACGGCGTACATCCTAGACAACTTGGTTACGTGGAACTGGTTGACTTGTGTTTGGCCAGTGCCATCAATAAAGCCATAATAAAACACTTGGGAGTAGAGTCTGAAATTCATCATAAGTTTTTAAGAAAAGATTATCAAGAAAAACATGTGATGGAAGAACAAAATTGGGTACAACTAGATTTTAAACCCAAGTCACACAGCTGGGTAGAAGTATATCATAGAGATAATGTATCTTACCGAGCAGTGTCTCGCGGGCTGCTTGACACCAAGGGAATCCTGACAGCTGGAATATGGAATGGTGACACAAGTGAAAAATTAGTCGATACTGGTCGCAGTTACAATCTTACAAAAATAAAAAGAGATAGTGGCAGAATTGTATACAACAAAAATTACGATGTGTTCGGTGACGTAGAACAAGCAAATCAGCTGGCCAACGATCTCAATGAAACCAATAGTGATTACATAGTTGTAATCACAACCTATGACGAACCTCAAGCCAACAGATTGACCCAACGATTGTTGGATGCAATGTATCGTTGTGGAGCAAGCGTTGATATTTACAGTTCTGTCAATTTTAAATACAGATCGTCGTATATATTGGTTGGAGTTCCAGGGCAAGGGCCTGGCAATGGTCTTGAAGCATACAATGGAATAGTTGATGGGTATCCTGACACAGTTGCAAATCTGATTGTTGATACTACTCAAGTTGAATTTCCTGACCGAAAATATTACAAACACGGCGGAACCAATCCAAATTGGTCAACACTGTTAAACACTTACAGCATATGGGAAGAAGAATTATCAGCTGATGTAGTTGATGTACTGAGAACTGCAGATGTGGAGTTTTTGGGAGATGCAGATACCAATACTATCAAGTCAGACGGAATGCTAAACACCGGAGGAGTTAAACCTATTGCCAGATGGTTTGTTATGCAGTCAGGAGAAATCAAAGAAATCATTGAACCAATTGCAGCAGATATAACTTATGTCAACACACTGGTAGTAGAAACACCAGACTGTGCAGACACAAGTATGCAATTTGGAATTCAAGGAATAAGTTATGTGTCTACATCCAGTGTACCAAAATTGCAATTAACAACCGATGTAGCACAACCATTTACAATTGAAGCAGTTGTCTGGCCTTTGGAAGGCGGCAATGGCGGAATGATCATCAACAAAGATTCTGAATACGAGATGGCATTGAATACTGATGGAAACATAATGGTTGCGCTGGATTGGGGAGCGGGTACAGACACAAGTCTCCCAGGCGGCGGCTGGTATTATACCAATGTAAATATACCATGGAACACTCGATCGCATATTGCATGGGTAGTAGACAAAGATACATTTTATCTTTATGTAAACGGTTTATTGATGCACATCGAAACCGGGCTTGACCGAGTAAATTCGCCAAGTAATAATCCTGTAGTCATTGGCAATAGGCCAGGTGAGGGTCAACAATTCACAGGTTACATAATTGATGTCAGGTTATGGGATGTGGGATTTGGTGCAATTGATTTCAATATAACCAAAAACTATCTTGAGTTAACTGATATTCCGTTTTATGTGGGTGTGGCACCCATGCTAGAAAATTTTGTCCCTGATTACGGCACCAAGCCAGACGCTGATATAGTTATCATTGGAAGTGCTGTAACGCAGAACGAGTTGTTGACTTATGGAATTTATTCAACCATGGCAGACTTGTTTAGGGGAGCACCAGGTACAGAAATCAATTGGAGGTCTAGATTTACAGCAGAAAAAAATATCAAGATTGGTTACTGGCAATGGGATATAAGAAGATATCCAACAGTTACTGCCCCTAACGTACTGTACGAACGTCAATTTGCAAGCCGTACAACAGCTACAGCAAGTGGGTCTCTTGTGCTGGATCAGACTTTCACTGATAAATCTATCATAGTGTTAGGAGTCGGAGACTGGGATCCAGCACCACCGACTGGTTTACAAAATGTATTCTTGGAACTAAAAGGAATTGGTAATCAAGTTACATGGTCGGGCAACTACTATACTTGGCAAGTTTTTATTCCAGCTGGCGGCAATTACAAATTTGAATTGAGTGCAGACAACACTGCGTACCTTGATTTAACAATAGACCGTACAACAATTCCATATGAAAGAATTGTTTCTGCAGAAGAAAAGTGCAAAGGGTACGGAACCGTTGCTGAAGCAGTATATTTGATTCTCAGATGCGGTTGGTACAATGTAAGGATATATGCTGAAAATGAAAGAGATCGAATCCTAGCACCTATATATTATGATGCCATTAATTTACAAATACTTAGGCCAATTTCAAATTGGAGTTCATTGATCCAAAACTACTGTATTGAAGGAGACACAAATCAGCAATGGGAAGTGTACCTGCCCAACAACGACATATATACCACCGAAGTTTCAGTATCCACGGAAGCTTCTGTTAGATTTTTTAAACTGGATTCATCGTATACAAATCAAGATAATTCTGATACAAGTCTGTCAGAAACACAGTTTACCAATTTGGTATCAACTAACCCATATGATACAACAGACACAAATACAAGAGAGGCAAATGCATTAACATCATTCAGTGGTTTCAGATCGTTGTCCCAAGGATGGTATATTATTAGCGTCAAGTCCGGTTTTGACAGTGATCTACCCTTGGTATTCCGCCCAGGAGTAGCTGCTAGAATAAAAACCAGTTCTGGAATAGTAGTTTGGTCAACCAGATCCCCACGAAACCCTAGATCCCTTGACAAGAAAAGTGTTGCAGCATCGATTAGTACAATGAGCGGACGATTGGTATGGCATACTAGAAATGCATACAATGAAAGAGAGACAACTGAATTCAACCGACGACGAATACTGGATCCAACAGACACCTATAGCGAAATAGAATTTGAATTGGCACCCAATGGTATGCCGTTCCCTGTGGATATACACCCTCCACGTCCAGAATACTTAGATGAGTTAAATGAAATACAGCTGATGCGCCCTAGTGCTAGTTATGATATTGTATCAAATGTTCCACCAGTCAATGGAACCAGGATGGTCAATGCTCGATACAACAAACTGGACTTTGCCGCAGCACCTGATACATTTAAAATTACTCATGACAACAGATTGATATTTACCAGGCCCCTCAGTGGAGTAGTCACTGTGGTCAGTGATAACACTTATCTCATGCCTAGAAATTCAGTTCGGGTTGATTTTACCAATCTGCAAAGCATTGAGTATTATCGACAACGATTCAATCCGGCACGATATGCAGCAGGCTACGACTTTGCTTCTGATTTAAATACCACGTTTGGTGTAGCAGCCACTGGAAACAATGCACCAAAGCAAGCCAACAGTGTTACAATGACCACACAGGTTCTTGCTTCTGCAAATGTATTTAATTCTGGTTTAAACAAAAGAGTTGGCGCAAGCCATTTTGCAGAGCCTGTGGTGATATCACAACCTCAGCACGGGTATGCCAAAATAAGCAATGACCGTACATCTATTGTGTATGTTCCGTTTCCTGATTATGCAGGACTTGACAGTTTCAGTTACACATTGTTAAGCCAACATGGACAGGCTGGTATGACAAAAGGTATATATGTTGAGGTGATTGGTGGTACCAAACCACCACCACCAACAAGTCGCATAACAATTGTACCCAGAAACCTGAGAGTAAATGAATTGGCACCATATTTTGAATGGGTAGTTAGCACAACAACAGCCAACATTAAAGTTGTATTCAGTACTGAAGGAACAGTAAGTGCCGGGCAGGATTATATTGATGTGTTGTCATATGCTAGTTTGGCCAACGCGGCTGTGTCTTCGTTTACAGTTATTTCAGAACGAACTCCTGTTATGATGACAGAGCTTGTTTATGTGGTTAGAGTGGGCCCAATTATCAACGACACTATCATTGAAAGCGAAGAATTCTTAACCCTTAAAGTTTTAGAAACTGATACCAGAGTAGTCACAAAGGCAACTGTTGGTCTAATAGATGCACCACCACCACCACCAACTTATACTCTGACTCCGGCAGCAATTAGCGTCAATGAAGGAAGCAGCTTAACAATTAATGTGGGCGGCACAAATATTATCGACGGCACGTATTATTGGAGTATTGCTGCAACAAACTCTGGAGATTTTGGTACAACCAGCGGCTCATTGACAATTACTGGTAATTCTGGATCATTTAGCGTTACGCCAACTGCTGACACCACCACTGAAGGTCCGGAACCATTTACTGTAACACTGCATAGTACCAGTACCACCGGTACAACATTGGCAACAAGCTCTACAATCATTATCAATGATACAAGTCAAACTCCAGCTTCTCCACCACCTCCACCACCTCCACCACCGGTGTTGACTTCTATTTTAATTGGTGCTGCAAGTGGCGATCATATTGCTGGTGAATCTAAGCAATATACTGTTGTTACTGATGGCCCAATTGGGCAACTTTTGTATTGGAAAATTTTGTCAGGTGCTCCCAATATTGGTGGCGGCACGTCTCCTGAAACTCCACTCAGTGACTTTGTTGCCACTTCTGGATCTTTTACAATTTCAACAACAACTTCAATTGGAACAAGAGGAACTTTTCAAGTACAATTAAAACCAGTTATTTCTATCCCAACAACGATGTATTACACATTACAAGTGGGATCACAACCTGGCGCCACTGGAGTAACCGGCCAAGAAAGTTCTTGGGTAAACTATGGTGTAATTTAGATTTACAATCCCTGGGGCATTATGATACAAGATACACAACACATAAATATATAAACGAGCAAATATTGCTTGACTTTGCATAAAATACTGGATACAAGATGGCAGCACCCAATTTAATAACTACAACTTCTATTATAGGAAAAACCAAAGCCGAATGGGTGTCTGCGTCAATGTCGGCAATTTTGACAAATCCTATAAACAGTTCTCAGGCCTATAGGGTCAATGTGCTGTACATTACCAATTTGGGAGTGTCGGACAGCGTGGCCACAATTGACCTGTATAGAAATTCTATCAGTTACAAAATAGCCAGTGGAGTTCCAGTACCAATTGGTAATTCATTGGTTGCAATTGCCAAAGATACCAGCATTTATCTTGAAGAAGGTGACTCAATACGAGTATCTGCATCCGCAGCAGGAGTATTGCAGTATGTTATTTCATATGAGATCATGAGTTAACATGACTATCAGATACTTACGACAACCGCCAGTTCTACAAAACTTTGCAAATGGTAGCAATGTTACTGCTACTGTTCTAGGCACGACTCTAAGTATTACCAATGCTGGTACTAGCACGTCAACTACAACAGGAGCATTAAAGGTCTCGGGTGGTGTTGGCATAGCAGGTAATTTACATGTTGACAACATCATTGGATCCAGTATTACTGGAACAATACAGACTTCGTCGCAGCCAAATATTACTCAAGTTGGTATTCAGAATGCACTAACTGCTATAGACCTGACAGTAACTGGTAATTTGGTTCTGTCTGGCACACTAAACACAGTAAATGCACAGGATTCAACAGTTGATGATTCGCTGATACAGTTGCATACCAATGGAAACATACTCACCGTTGACGACGGCAGAGACATTGGTGTAGCGTTTAATTATTACAAAAGCAGTACTGGAGCCCAAACTGCATTTTTGATTTGGGACAACTCTACCGGAAGATTAACATATTATTCCGACGCTACTGTAAGCAACGGTGGTGTTGTCAGCGGCAACCTTGGGGACATAGAAACAGGTGGATTGATTGTTTCTGGCAATGTAAATGCGGTCAGTACCACAACTGGCGCTTTGGTTGTTGCAGGAGGCATTGGTGTTTCCGGTGCTGCACATCTTGAAAGCGTTTACACTGATACTATTTTTTATGCCAACGGAGCACCATATGGTGCAATGGGTGCAACAGGTGCACAAGGTCCTACAGGAGCAACAGGACCAAGCGGAGAAACTGGTAACGATGGCGCAACTGGCGCACCAGGAGTTCGTGGATTTACAGGTAGCATAGGATTAACAGGCGGCCTGGGTCCGTTGGGTTACACAGGAAGTCGTGGTAGCCAAGGATTGCCAGGAACTGCAGGCTCAGATGGCGCATCTGGTGCTACTGGTCCACGTGGTACAACAGGCGAAGCAGGTCCACCGGGCGCAACAGGTCCGCGTGGTTTTACTGGTACAGATGGTGTTGACGGCGCAGCCGGTGCAACAGGACCAAGAGGTATAACAGGTGAAGCAGGGTCCCAAGGTGCCACAGGTCCGCGTGGTTTTACTGGTACAGACGGTGTTGACGGCGCAGCCGGTGCAACAGGACCACGTGGTATAACAGGTGAAGCAGGACCGCAGGGGGCCACTGGTAGTCAGGGAAATGCAGGTACCAACGGAGCCGATGGGTCAACTGGAGCAACAGGTCCACGTGGTACAGTTGGTGAAGCGGGCCCCCAGGGTGCTACTGGAATTCGTGGATTTACTGGTACCGACGGAGCTGATGGGTCAACTGGAGCAACAGGTCCACGTGGTATAACAGGTGAAGCAGGCCCACAGGGTGCAACCGGTAGTCAAGGAAATGCAGGTACCGACGGAGCTGATGGGTCAACTGGAGCAACAGGTCCACGTGGTACAACAGGCGAAGCAGGCCCACCGGGTGCCACTGGAATTCGTGGATCAGCTGGCTCAGATGGAGCAGACGGCGCAGACGGCGCAACTGGCGCTCGTGGTACAACAGGTGAAGCAGGTAGCACAGGTGCCACAGGCCCAAGAGGTTTTACTGGTACAGATGGTGTTGACGGATCAACTGGAGCAACAGGTCCACGTGGTATAACAGGCGCAGCAGGTATTCAGGGTGCCACAGGCCCGCGTGGTTTCACAGGCACCGACGGAGTTGACGGGTCAACTGGCGCAACAGGGCCACGTGGTATATCTGGCCTTGAAGGCTCAACAGGTCCAATTGGTTTTGTTGGTAGCCGAGGTGCAACCGGACTCAAAGGTGATGCTGGTGATCCAGGTGGTGCAACTGGTGCAACCGGATCCCGGGGCCCCACTGGCTTGCAGGGTGCAACCGGTGTAGAAGGCGCCACTGGTCCCAGAGGGTTAACAGGCGATCAAGGAATTCAAGGTTTTACTGGCAGTCGCGGATATACAGGAAGTATAGGCGCAACTGGTACAATACAGGATATTGTTTATCATACTGTCAACTTTGCAAACACTGATCCTTCTTTCAATTCTACTACTGGTGCATTTATAGTAGCAGGCGGTGTTGGCATTGGCGGTAATTTAAATGTTGCAGGAACCGAGTCCACAGTTCGTGGTAACTTGGGCGTATTTGGCAATCTGACAGTGCAGGGCAACACCTTTGTAGTCAACAGCAGAGAAGTAACCTACGCTGACAGCATATTAGAATTACACACCAGTGAAGATGGCGAACCGCTGATCACCGATGACGGACGAGACATTGGTGTAAAGATAGCTTACTACAAAGGCCAGCCTAGAACAGCATTTTTTGGTTGGAGTAACGAAACCGGCACTTTTACTTTTTACGAAGAAGGGTATGAAGTAAACGGCACTTTTGTTGGCGACTACGGTGATATACGTGCTCGTAAGTTTATTTCAACCGAAATCAACGGTTTTGCTCCTTTACAAGTTGCATCTCGCACAGAAGTTGTCAACCTAAATGCAAATTTTGCAAATATAGTAACTGGAAGTACTCAACCAAACATTACCAAAGTTGGTAATTTATCTAGTTTAACAGTCAACACCAGTGTTACTGCTGACAGCATTTATGCCAATGGATATTTTGACCTGAGTGGCAACGCAATAACAGCACTCACTGTTGATCTGTTGAAGATAGGCGGAAACGTAGCCAACACCGTATCCAGTGTTTCCACATTGAGATTCGATGAAGACAGCGGATTTGATGTGACCAATTTGGGCAATGGTATTGCCAAGATTGGTATGAACAGCACATTCAAATTTTGGGAAGTCGAAGGACAAGAAACACTGATTGCCAGCGGCTTGGACACTATTCAGATAGTTGCTGGTAGAGGAATAATACTAGAAACAAATGCAAACTCTGTTCCTAAAGCATTAACAATCACCGCAGACCCGTACATAAACTTGGACGGTGGATCGCCTACATCAGTATTTGGCGGAGTACCGTCTATTGATGGCGGCGGAGTAGTGATGATTTAAATAGGATAAATAGAGAATAACGGAATAATTATGGCGATTCAGATACAGTTAAGACGCGGAACAGCAGCAGAATGGTCTTCGGTTAACCCTGTTCTAGCACAGGGCGAACTTCTGCTGGAGCTGGATACTGGTCGCCTGAAAATAGGCAATGGCATTGGTCGCTGGAATGATTTACCTTATTCAGGATTTACCAGTCAAGGCACCGATCCCAGTAACTGGGATCAAAACAACCGCCTGGGATTGTATTTTGTAAATAGGCAAAGTTGGTCTGGTACCTCGGGTACCCCTACAGAAACATCAACAATTGGGTTATTAACTGTGTTTACCAGTGGCGATATTATAGTGCAAAAATATCAACCCTATGATGTAGGCAGCACATACGGCTCAGAATACATCAGGACCAAGTTAACTTTAGGCAACTGGTCTGAATGGAACAAGACCTTGGGCGAAGGTGGATTTTTAGATGGTGGTACTTTTTAAAAAATAAGTTAAATATATAAACAGGAGTTTTTCTTAAAATGGCAAATAAAATTATAATCAAAAGGACCAGCGTTCAGGACAGAGTTCCAGTAACTGGTGATCTGGATCTGGGCGAATTGGCAATAAACACATACGGTGGTAGATTATATGCCAAGAAAAACGACGGATCTGCTAGTATCGTTGACTTGACAGAAAACGATACTGTATCGCTAAGTGGTGATGCAACCGGATCTGGTAAAACCAGTATTACTGTAACACTGGCCAATACCGCAGTCAGTGCAGGTACATATGGTGGTGTGGCATCCGGTGTTGTCAATGTTCCCAGAGTCACTGTTGACAGCAAAGGTCGAGTAACCAGTGTTACAACAGAGGCATTTTCGGCTGCGGCAAACTTGGGCACAATGGCAAGCCAGAATGCCAATGCAGTGGCAATCACAGGTGGTTCTATAGACGGTACCGCCATTGGAGCCAGTTCAAGAGCAGCGGGTAATTTTACCGACGTTGACACATCGGGCAACGTTAATGTACAGGGCACATTATTCAGCAATGACATTACTTCTGCCAGTGTTACTGTATCTGGTGATGCAGTAATTTCTGGTAATTTGACAGTTCAAGGGTCAACTACCACAGTCAACAGTACAACTGTTTCAGTTGGTGATTTGAATATTGAATTGGCCAAAGACGCTGCTAGTGCTGCTCAAGCCAACGGCGCAGGTATAACGGTCAAAGGTCCTACTACCAGTGCTACATTTAGCTATGCCAGTGCCGACGACAGCTGGAACGTCAACAAGACATTAAAAGGTACAGATTTAAACTTTGGTGGCAATGTAACGGTTGGTAATCTAACAATTGACGGAACTACCAGCCTATCTGGAGTAACTAGCTCTAGCGTCAGTGCAACACAGTTGGTCTATGGTGGCACAGGTGGCACGTTCAAAGGTGAAGCTGCCCTGACCTACAACGAATCTACTAACACATTGTCGGTAGATAATATTTCGGGTCAAACTGTTGCGTTGGCAGGTACAACAGCATATACACAAGGCACATACAATACCGGTGCTTTACATGTTGCCGGTGATGTTAGTTTTGCAGCCAACTTACAAGTTCAAACAAACATACGTGTAGCTGGAACAATTTTTAAAAATAACAACGAAGTTTTAAACACGGTTGACACAATCGACGGCGGTACTTATTAAAGACTAAATAATAGTATTGAAGTTCATATCTAACGACTAGGAGAACTTTGTGTTCTCCTAGTTTCGTTTTATAGTCTGGCTATATAGCTTTTTGAGAGACACCCATTACTATGGCAAATACGATTAAATTAAAGCGCAGTTCGGTTCCTGGACGGGTACCTGATGCCAACGACCTTGAAGTAGGTGAATTGGCAGTCAACACTGCCGATGGAGTGTTGTACACCAAACACTCTGACAACACAATTAGAACAGTTTCTAACGTCAGTGCTTTTATCAGCAACGTCAGCTTGGACACTGTGGTACAGCAAGGAAATACAACCAGCAGAGCAATCAGCATCACCAGCAACACTGCTAGTACCAGTACAACCACAGGTGCACTGGTAGTAGCAGGCGGGGTTGGTGTAACGGGAAATGTGGTAGCCTCCACAGTATACACCGACGGACTGTATCGTATTGATGGAACACCGTTTGTTCCCAGTGTAAGCGGAGTTGCCAACATACTGTATGTTGCTAAAAATGGCAACGACAGCAACAGCGGTACAATAAACGCACCCAAATTAACAATCAAATCAGCTTTAACAGCAGCAACTCAGGGCAGTTCGGTATTTGTTGCACCTGGTACATATACTGAAAATAACCCAGTGACTATACCAGCTGGAGTCAGTCTCAAAGGCGACGACTTGAGAGCTGTTACTATTATTCCTCAAACTCCTGCTAGCGACTTGTTTTATGTAAAAAATGCCAGTTATGTTTGGGGTATCACAATCAAAGATTACGCCGCCAATGGATTTGCATATGATCCAGCTACCACCACTCAAAACGTGTTTGTGAGTCCATATATTCAAAACGTGACCAGCACAACCACTGCAAACACTGCTACCGCAGTCAAAATTGACGGAAGCGCAGTCAGCTCAATCAGTACCAAGGCCATGATCCTGGGCTTCTTTACTATCATTAATCGAAGCGGCAAAGGTGTGCACCTGGTCAATCGGGCCTATAGTCAAGCTGTCAATATCTACACCATTGCTACTGATGTGGGCGTCTTGGCTGAAAGTGGTTCGTTTATTACCTTAAACGGCAGCGACAACAGCATTGGCAACTACGGATTAAAAGCCATTGGCAAAGGCCCTGAAGCGTTATCGGGTACTACTTTTGGAACCAGTATAGCTGGAGTATTTCTAATTAGAGATCTGGCCAGCCAGCCCAAAGTCAATCAGACCATGACCATTGACGGCGATGCCAACTACTACGGCATTGACACAGTGGTTGAAATTGACAGCTTGACCTGGCAAGTTACAGTACAAGAAGTGTATGCAGGCACTTTGGCTGGCAATACCACAGTCAGGTTTTACCAACGTAGTGCTATCATTGCCAGCGCACACACATTTGAATATGTGGGTGCAGGAACCAATCCAGCAACGGCCCTGCCTCAATACGGTGGTATACCGATTGAAGCCAACGAAGTTACGCAGGCCGACGGTGGTAGAGTAACATTTACCAGCACAGATCACAAGGGCAATTTCAAAATTGGTGCCAACTTGGTCATCAATCAAGCAACAGGAATTATCAATGGTGACAGCTTTAACCGAAGCATGTTTGCCCTGATGACTCCATACATATTAGCATTAGAAGGTTAACCACTCATGGCAGTCGCAATTAACATATTCAAAACGGTCACAGCCAATGTGACCACCGGCGGTAGTACAGTGTACACAGCACCTGCAGGTTACACCACAGTAATACTATTGGCACAGGTCAGTAATACTGGCAACGCCTTGTTGACAGTCACCTCCGATCATGTAAGATCTGGTGCAGCTACCAACATCATTACTGCTGCACCATTACCTACAGCAGATGCAATAAATTTGATATCGGGCAAGTTGATCTTGCAGACCGGAGACAGTATAACTGTAGCAGCCAGTGCCAACAATTCAGCACAGATGTTGTTGAGCATACTAGAAACGGCTAACCCATAATATGAAATCTATTAGCCGATTGTCCAGCGGCAGGGTAGTAGTCAAGAGCCCTGACGAAGTCGCTGAAGATAGATACCAACTGCTGGATCTGGCCAGTGCTGAACCCAACTTGGGAACAGCAGCCAACGGTCGGGTCCTGACCACTACTACAACAGGTCAACGATTGTGGACCAGCAATCTGGTTTTAGACAACGTTACAGTTTCTACTAATCTGGTTGCTGACAGAGTCTATACTGACAACTTGTTTTTTGCCAATGGCGATCCTTACACATCTGATGCAACACAGACCAACATATACAACGGCAACATCACAGTAGGAAACAGTGTTACACTGGTTGATACTGTATCAGCTGCTGGTGTCAGTAGTGTCAAGTGGACCGTGACAGCAAGAGATGTGGTCAACAGTACACTACGAGCATCTACTATCGACAGTGTCAACAATGGTTCTGCTGTTTACTATAACGAATACGGTGTAGTACTCAGTGACAATGATTACGAAGTTGCAGTTTTTACCAGCAATATCACTGCTGGCAGCATCAACTTGTATGCTTTGGGCGAAAGTGCTGAAGTAACAGTGACCTATCAGCGTACTACACTGGGTACAGGAACAGTCCCTGGTTATATTTCAGGTGCTGGCTATATTCAAAACGTTGTAGGTTCTGGCACAGCAACTACCTGTGTAGTTGACACGTTCACCGGAACAGGCGCACAAGTCAACTACACTTTGAGTGCAACACCTGCAGACGAAGATCAAGTGATTGCAGTGGTTGCTGGTATTGTGCAGCCCAAGTCGGTATACACAGTGTCTGGATCTGTGCTGACTTTCACAGCAGCACCTGACTTGAATGTACCAGTTCAGTTTACTACATTTGTTACAACCACAATAACTGGTTATACAGGCAGTGCTGGTTCGGCAGGTGCAATCGGTTATACAGGCAGTGCTGGAACATTTGCTGGTAACGTCACTGGCAATTTGTCAGTGTCGGGTACAACATTTGTCACTGGTGATATTATTCCTACCAGCAACAACACAGTAAACATAGGTAGTGCTACCAATCGATTTGGTACTCTATATCTTGCAGCCAATACCATCGACTTGGGTGGTGCAACAATTTCAACTACTGAGTCAGGTGATTTGGCTTTTGTTACTGCTAGTGGCTCAATTGACATCACTGCTAACACAGTGAACTTTTTGAGTACCATTGCTACCACCTCGGTTGCACCTGGGGAATTAGGACCAGTGGGTTATACTGGATCGGCAGGCGCAGCCGGAGCAACAGGCGCAATTGGTTATACCGGCAGTGCTGGAGCAGCAGCCAGCGGCGGACTAACCGCTTCACAAGTTTATGGGCTAGGCACAGTGTTTAGTTTTGGAGGATAACATGACAACACCAAATTTATTAAATTTAACAACAATCACACCAAAAACCGCAGTTCAATCAGTGACAACTGCTGCAACTGCTATTGTTACCAACAGCAGTGCCAGCAACAAAGTTTTAAAAATTGGCTCATTGTACGTGAGCAATATTGATGGGGTCAACGATGAATCGGTTACTGTAGACCTTTTTAGAGGCGATATTGCATATCATATTGCAAAAACAATCCTGGTTCCTGCTGACTCGACCATAGACATGATTAGTAAATCAATTTACCTAGAAGAAGGTGACTCATTGAGACTGACCGCTGGCGCCAACTCGCGACTGCAAGCAGTGTGCTCATATGAGGATATAATCTAAAATGTCTAGAATCATTGGGCCAGGCACAAATTCAACTGCAGGATTATGGACGTTTAGAAGTCTGTTGGCTCGGGTTCCTGTGGCTCCTGCGTCGTCGGGCGCTATAGAACTCAACGTATGGCTATTGGCCGGCGGTGGCGGAGGAACAACCACCGTGATTCACGGTGGCGCTGGCGGCGGCGCTGGCGGCCTAGTAGATTCAACGTTTACAGTTGCAACAGGAAAGACATATGTAGTAACCGTGGGTGCCGGCGGCGTCGCTTCGACTAATGGCAATAACAGCATATTTGAAGTACAAGGTGTTGAAAATTTAGTCTCTAGACTGGTTTCTTATGGTGGTGGAGGAGGATCCAATAAAGGTGGGGGGTGCGGTGCTGGTGGGTACGCCACCGGCAACAATACCACTTTTGGGGGGCTTGCTGTACTAAACCAAGGTAGGAACGGTGGCGGCGCTGCCACTGTGCAGCACAATTCACGAAATACCGCCGGCGGCGGAGGTGGCATTGCCGCTGTCGGTACATACAATCCTGCCGCTGGCTCTGCTGGTGTTGCAGGAGGTCTTGGTACTGCTGCATATACTAGTCTACTGGCTCTGGTAGGAGAGGGGCGTGTGGTTGGCGCTAATAGATACGTGGGTACTGGAGGCGATTCTAGTAACACCACGGGAAACAGCTATACTAACGGCACTGGGGGAACTTTTCCCGGCGGGACCAATCAGTACGGTGCTGGTACAGGTGCTGGTGTTATTAATAGCGTTATGCAAATTGGCGGAAATGCCGCAGCATTTACAGGATCCGGTGGCGGTGGCGGCAATCCAGGAGGAACTGGATCTTCTGGGTTTGTGATAATTTACTACCCAATAAGTGTTGCACAACTAACAGCCACCGGAAATCCTTCTTATTACACCGACGGTGTTTACCATTATTACAAGTTCAAGAGTAGCGGAACAGTTACTTTTTAATAATGCACAGCAGTAGTAGAACTAGAAGTACCAACCAAATAAAGAGTAAACAATGAGCATTTTAAAAGTTGAACCCAGTGCAATAAACACCAATGCTAGATTTAGCTTTGGTGACATTTCTACATCAGGGAACATTGCAGTTGGCAATGCGGTAATACAGTCAACTGCTGAGGGGGGCATTAGTTTTATTACATCTACTGGTAATGTAAACTTAGACTCTAATACAGTCAGTTTCTTGAGCAACGTGTCGACTCAAGGCCTGTCGGGCAGCAACGGTTATGTGGGCAGTCAAGGCGTGCCTGGATTCACTGGATCTGCAGGTAGCTCAGGAACAACAGGCTTTACTGGATCAGCAGCACCGTTGAATCTGCCTGTGAACACTCAAACCGGTGCATACACCCTGACCGCAGCCGACATTGGTGATTATGTCAACATTACTACTGGTGGAGTGACAGTGCCTTCGGGTGTGTTTGTTTCAGGCGATGTGGTTTCAATATACAACAATTCTGCATCAAGTCAAACCATTACTACCACAGCAGTAACTTGTTATCTTGTGGGAACTGCTACAACTGGTAATCGAACCCTGGCGCAACGAGGCCTTGCTACACTGTTGTGTGTGGGCACAAATGAATTTGTAATATCTGGCGGGGGGCTGACCTAATGGCCGGTTTCCAACATATGCTGTTTACCAACAGATCTGTGTCTCTTGCGCAAGAGGTAATAGCAATGGGAGGAACGAATCCAATTCGTGCAATACGATGGTCATCGAGTACTGGATTTGGCACTCGATATACAAATCCTGCAACCTCGCAAAATGGTGTCAATGATGTTGCTTTTAGTCCAAATGGCAATTTCATTGCATCAACGCATGAAGAAACACCATTTGTCAGAGCATATCCATGGTCAAATTCTGGGTTTGGAGCTATATACTCTAATCCCAGTACCTTGCCAAATGGCACTAACTTTGGAGGCGGTGCCGAGGTTGCATTTAGTCCAGATAATTCCTGCATAGCAGTGGCAAATTCAACTACTCCTTTTGTTACTGCATACCCTTGGTCCGCCAGTGGTTTTGGCACCAAGTATGCCAACCCAGCTACCCTGCCCGCTGGTAGAGGGCTAGGTATAAGTTTTAATCCAGTTGACAGTTCTATCGCAGTAGCACATGCAACTACTCCTTTTGTTACTGCATATCCTTGGTCCGCTAGTGGGTTTGGCACCAAATATGCCAATCCGGCCACCTTACCTACTTCGCAAGGAATGGCTGTGACCTTTAATTCAACTGGTAATGCTGTTGCGGTGGGTTTGGCGGCCAATAATAACCCTTTGGGCGTGTATGCGTGGTCTGCGTCGGGATTTGGAACTAGATACACCAACCCTGCTATCATGCCTCCCAATACCGGTAATGAAGTTGCTTTTAGTCCAAATAGCAATTCAATTGCAGTAGTACACCCAACTGCTCCTTTTGTTACTGCATACCCTTGGTCGTCTGTCAGTGGGTTTGGTACCAAATATGCCGATCCATCGCCGGCGCTTTCTTTAGGAAACAATCAGCCTAATAATGTTGCGTTCAGTCGAGGCAGTGATGCTATTGCAATATCCCACCCGAGCAACACCCCATTCCTAAGTGTTTACAACTGGTCGTCTGTGTCTGGGTTCAGTACTCGATATGCAAATCCTGCTACATTACCAGATTCTGGCACTGGCCCGATTGCATTTTTTTAACAAACGAAAACTATACATGACATTAAAAAGCAGATATTTCTGCATCAACTTAACAAGAGGAAAAACAAAATGACATTTTACACAATCAATCCATCACAAACAATAGACGCAGTTGCAGACGCAATTGTGGTCAGAGAAATGGAAGTGTTTTCATACGACATGAACATCACCAATTACGAGATCATGCTGGCCAGTTTGCCTCAAGATTCGTGGCCAGAAAACTTGGTGCAGTACCAGCACAGCACACTAGATCAAGTACCCGATGAATTGGATCAAACGGTCAGTGACTATCAGTACCGCGACCGTATTCGCAGCTTGCTAAAGACTGAACGACTAGAGCGTAACAAGGCTTTTAGAATTTACGAAGCATTGTTATCTAGAATTCCCGAAGCGGATCGTGCAGCAGCAATTGCAGCAGCACAAGCTCGTATTGCTGCACAGTCTTAATTAAACATTAGAGGTATAAATGACAGTACAAAGTTTTCAACAACTATTAGTAACCAATTACGGGTTACAACCCAGCGGATATACAGGTAGCCAGGGATTTGTGGGCAGTTCAGGCGGCAGTTCAGGCGGCAGCGGATTTTTGGTAGAAAACAGTCAGACTGTGAGTGCCAATTACACAATCACAACAGGAAAATCTGCAATGAGCGCAGGCCCAATCACTATTGACACTAACATCATAGTGACTGTGCCTACTGGCTCACGCTGGGTTATTGTATAAAGGAATGAAATGTCAAAATTAGTATTACAACCCAGCACATTGACTACACCGGAGATAGGTTCGCTTGAGTACGACGGTCGAGTTCCGTACTTTACACCACAGGGTACACAACGTGGAGTAGTTCCTGGCATGCAGTATTATAGATTGAATACTGCGGTAGTAGGATCTAATGCATCAGGTAATCAACCATTATTTGGAGTTGGTGTTACTTTATCAAGCAATACAGTGTACGCATTTGAATCGTTTAACATTATTATTAAAACGGCAGGAACAACTTCACACAATTTGACTTATTTGTTTGGTGGAACTGCGACAATTACCAACATGTTATCTTACGGTCACTATACCAATGGCGGGGTTGCAGTAACAAATCCTAATCTTGGTACTGCTACACATGCAATTGCAAGTTCTAACTCTTCTACCAACCTTAACACAAGTAGTCTCAGTATTACCACTGCTGGAATTACTTTTTTACAGTGGACTAGTGGTACGATATCAATTGGCGCAGGTGGTACATTTATACCGCAATATAATTTATCTGCGGCTCCGGGTGGCGCATATACTACTCAAATTGGTAGTTGGTTTTCAATATATCCAATTGGCGCATCGGGTAGTAACACTAGCGTAGGAACATGGGCATGAGTACACTACAAGTAAACACAATTGAAACAAACACGCCAGCTGGTGTATTGGCAGTACGTGATGTCGACAATGCTCTTACTGCAATTCAACCCGGTGCCGTGCGTGGCACAGCCGCAGCAACAGCCCCTGTTTTTCAAGACAGTGCAGGTGCACAAATTGGTACACTATGCAGAGCTTGGGTCAACTTCAATGGTCAAGGCACGGTGGCAATTCGTGCGGCATTTAATGTGAGTACTATTACTGACAATGGGGTTGGCCAATATACAGTAAATTTTGCCACACCTATGCCAGACGCAAATTATGCAGTAACTAATGGAAAAGATCAAACGGTTGCCGGAGGCACATTCTGTGTAATTACATTGGGAACCTATACTACTAGCGGTTTTTCAGTTCTCAATTCTCAGATAACCAACGGTTCATCAACTGTAGATGTACTTTTGGGACTATTTGCAGTATTCAGATAAGGAAAAATAAAATGACAGACTATAGAATAATTTACCCAAACGATGATGACGGTATATCCGTTGTAGTACCTGCACCTGGCATAGAACAAGAACAAGCATTACAGGCAGTGCCCGCCGGTCGGCCCTACTTGATAGTGGATGCAGCAGATATACCTGCAGACCGAACATTTAGAGATGCGTGGACGGCAGATTTTGCTGCGGCACCCGTAAAGGAATAAACTCATGCCAATAGTATTAGATGGAACAACGGGGATTACTAGTCCTGCAGTGGCCACACCTGACTTTTTAGATACAAATTCGTTAGGAATGCGTAATCGGTTGATCAACGGGTCAATGTTAATAGATCAACGAAATAATGGAGCCGCTCAGACAATTACTGCGGCTGCTGCTTTGGCATACACTGTAGATCGTTGGTATGCTTATTCAACCGGTGCCAATGTGACCGGACAACAAGTAGCAGGTGCTAATGCAAACGTATATCGTTATCGATTCACTGGAGCAGCTGGTGTCACTGCCATAGGATTTGGTCAACGTATTGAAGCAATTCATTGTGCAGATTTAGCAGGAACCGTTGCAACATTATCAGTAGATTTGGCTAATTCAGTATTGACCACTGTGACATGGACTGCATTTTATGCAAATACAACTGACACATTTGGCACTCTGGCAAGCCCTACAAGAACACAAATAGCCAGTGGCACATTTACAGTAAATTCCGCTGTTGCCAATTACACTACACAGATCAGTATACCAGTTGCTGCCAGTACCGGCATAGAAATTGTATTCTCAGTTGGAGCTCAAACATCTGGTACTTGGACGATTGGAAATGTGCAATTTGAAGCAGGCACAGTCGCTACACCACTTGAACGTCGATTTTATCAACAAGAATACTTTTTGTGTTGCAGATATTATCAAACATTTGGCTCGGCATTCTCATATGGAACAGGAAGTGCCTATGTCCGTTTTGCTGGATGGTGGGTTGTGCCGTTTAGAGCAACCCCAACCTTGGTTACCTCCGGGGGCAGTTGGAGTCATGACCGTTTTGGCTATACTACTGTACTGGCTACCAACGCCGGTGCCCAAATATTATACGTAGTTTCGGAGTTATAAAATGTACAAACTTTATTTAGACGCTAATCAAAAAATCAGTGCAGTATTACGCATAGCGGACAACGCTATAGTGCCAATGGATACGATGAATACTGACTACCAGGAATATCTACGGTGGGTTGCTGATGGCAACACTCCTGATCCTGCAGACGAACCACAACAGGCATAAACCATGATAACAATCAACCTAGACCGAGCAAAAACAATCAGTCACGCAATTCGTAGACAAAAACGTAGTGAAGAATTTGAACCACTGGATCAGGTGATCATGCGACAGATTCCCGGCACCGATATTCAAGCAGTAGAAGCCCAACGTCAGGCCATTCGTGATCGTTATGCAGTCGTTCAGACCACAATAGATTCAGCACAGGACAGTGACCAGTTGCTGACAGTAATACAAACAATATAAGAGAAACCAATGACACAAAGTTTTCAACAATTACTAGTAACCAATTATGGGTTACAGCCCGGCGGCTACACCGGTAGCCAAGGATTGCTGGGATTTGTGGGCAGTTCAGGCGCAGCCGCTGTGGGCAGTGGTGGCCCTAAGATCTCTGCTGTGCAAGTGACCGACAGCAGTGGTACAGTGCTAGACGATACCGCAGTTAGTACCGCAGGAGGATACATAAAAATCACTGGGTCTGGCTTTACTGGCGATTCGACTATAATTATTGGT